CTTTGATATGTTGCCATGATTAATTCACTTCCTTATTAAATAAAGTTTTCAAAAAGAGCCGCAGCATCTCTGACTTTACCAGTTTGCTTTAGCTTATTCAGTTGTTGTTTGCGAACATCACGATTACCTTCTTTAACCTTTGTGCCTGACTTAACCATCTTGGGTGCTTGAGCAACCTTCTTGTTTACAGCAGGTTTAGATTTTTGAAGTTTGTCGTACATCATCGCTTTGTGCAACATTAATACATGACGAGAGTCGTATACTTGTGATAACTCTGCATCTGTAAATCCTGCACTCTTGCCGTAGTTACGAATCTCACTGCGGAGTTGTTCGCCTTTGGCTGGGTCTGAAAACTCTGGTAGGACTTGTGAAAGTTTTTGTGCTTCCTGTTGAACTCGTTGAGCCATGCTTTGCTGTTGCTCCGCTTGTTGCTGTTGTGCAATGCGTGCTTGTTCAGCTCTAACCTGTGCTAACTGTTCTTTCTTTTCAGTCAATTCTGCAACTTTGACTGCGTATCCTATTGGGTCGTTTTCCTTCATTGCGGCTAAATCTTCTTGACTGTCTTGACCTGATGTCAAAAACTGTTCAATAGCTTGTAGCCGTTGAGCATATGTATCCCTAACTTGTTTAGCCTCTTGAACTGCCTGTGCTTCAGCTTCAACAGCTTTGCGTTGTTCAGCAACTTCTTGAGTCTTTTTCGTGTAATCCGCACCAAGTTGATAGCCTTGCATGAGTTCTTCTAGGGTGACTTCTTTTTCTTCGCCAGCAGCTTTTACTGTATAGCGAGTTTCTTCTTCAAGTTCCTCTTCCTCATACTCAACTTCTTCTTCACCGTCTTCAACTTCTACATCTTCTGCATTAACTACTTCATCATCAATAGCTTCTGCAGCTTCTTTGTAGTCTGCACTATCTTCTTGCTCTGTTTCAACAGCTTCTGGTTGCTCTGGAGAGTCCTCACCTGCTGATAAAAAGCCTTCAAATTGTTTGGCTGCTTCATTCACAGTTAGTTCTCCACTTCCTTGTTCAGGAGTCATGGTTTCTTCACTCATTTGTATTTCCTTGATTTCCCTTTAGGCAAGGGTTGCCATTATAGAAAGGTCTATAATATCTTCCACGCTTTATCTTTAATGTCACTGTCTTTAGTGATTGATTCAAGATAAGCCATGATTTCGTCTATAGCTTGTAATCGATTGTAGTATCTTTCTCTCTCAACGGTTTCGTGAGATTCAGAATATCTAATACTGTTAAGTTGGTTTTCTCTTAACTCATCCATTACATCTAAAAATTCTTGCGATTGTAATAAATTACGAATTGCTTCCTGTCGTGTCATTTGGACTTCCGTAGTTAATTGGTGAACCTAATAGTCCACTTAAGTATCTCCCAGCTCCATAGTTACCTGTTGGTGTCGCCATAGCAGTTGGGGTCGATAGAAATGATGTTACATTGGGTGTTGGTAATACTTCTGGTTTAGGTGCTTGAGAATAAACATATGCCATAGATGGGTCATAAGAATATATATCATTATCACCTTTAGATTTACTAAAACCTGTAATATCTGTATTAACAGGTCTGAATGCTTGATTACCTACTTGTAAAGTGCCTTCTGCACGATTAGAACCGCCTCCTCCCATACCATACATTCCAAAATATCCATATGATGGGCTAGATGTAATTGTATATGGCTCATACATACGATTATTACCGTAGTAGTAACCAGTATCACCTACATTTTGTAAGCCAGAGTATTGTGATGGTGTAAGACCAAGTACAGCATTTACATCAATATTACTTTTAGGTGCAGCAACAATATTAGGTGCTTTGCGTAGACTAGGGTCTAGGCTAGGAGCTAATTGATTAAGTCCTAGATTAAGTAACATTACTGCATACCTCTGTTAGCAATGTTGTTAATCTTTTCTAACGCATCCATAATCATTTTAGTTTGGTCTGTTTTAGTTTTTTCATCTTGATTAGCAGCATCTAACTTAATTTTAAGTTCTCTCAATGCAAGGTCAGCAGTCTGTTGTACTTCTTTTTGTTGTAACTCTAATGACTTCTGTTGCGCCTGTAATTGCATTTGTTCTCTGTCAAGTTGTAACTTAGCTTGTTCAGATTGTGCTTTTAACTGTGCTTTTTCACGCTCTACTTGTGCTAATACTTGTGCGGCTTGTGTATTAGGGTCAGCTTGTTGTGATTGTGCTTGTTGCTGAGCTAACATCTGTGATTGTTCTTCTGTGACTTCCATGAGGAACTGGCTATCGTCTTTGAATCCAGCCATCTGTACAAACTTAGCAAGTGTGTCTCTGTACTGTTTAAGGTTGACTAGAGGATTAGCTAAACCGTACTGTGTAATGATTTGCTCTTGTTTATCAAGAATCATTTGCATAGTCGCTAACTGCTCTTGTTTAGAACCTGTGCCTAGACCAACATTAACAGTAATATTATATTCAGAGTTCCATTCTCTTGGGTCAAATGGGATGTATTTATTGTTTACACGAATGATGCGTTCTTTTTGCTGATACTTACATACTAATTGCAAGATACCTTTAAATAAGCTAGATACACCGGTGTCTGCAAAGATACGAGCAATTAACTCTAGTTTACCTTGTGCAGCAGATGTCATTGCATTAACCGCAGTAGCTGTTACATTCTGTAGTATGTCTGGATTAAGACCTTGTGAGGCATCAGATACGCCAGAACGCTTAGCTTGTATCTCATCTAAGTATTGCAACATAGGGAATGATTGTGCAGCATTACTTTGTACTGTCATTGGTACAATCGCACTAGGGTTCTTCATACGAACCACACCGCCTGCTGTAGATGTTAATAGGTCATCGAGGTTGACTTGTCCTTCCACTGCGCCAACTCTGTAGTTGTTAGTGAGGTATAAGTTATCTAGCATTTGACGAGTAATTGTAGACTTGATTAATTGCAAGTCCATTGCTCTGTCTGCTAAAGAATGACCAAAAAATTTATGAGGAATAGGTATAGGACAAATAGAATGGAATGGTACATAGTCACACTCTTCGTTATGTAATATTTCATGCCCAGCGTAACAAACTCTACGCATCTCTGCAATGCCATCATCATCAAAGTCTGTTTGTAAATAACACTCAAAGTATTCTACTAACTGCATAGCCTCATCATCTGAGTCCATGTCTGTAGGTTGTTCACCTCTTGAGTATCGTGCAATTCTTTCTGGGCTAAATTCTAGTGCATCACCAACAGGTAACTCCATAACAACATCTTTATCGTAACCCATTGCAATGAGTTCTGATTTAGTCACCATCTTACGGTGTGCAACAAAAGGTGCATCTGCAATCGTTCTTGCTCGTTTAGAGATTAAGAACTCTTCTGGTGGTACATTCTCTACTACAACCTTACCTTTGTCTACAGAGCGTTTAACCTTAACATCGTGCATAGAAATAGCAGGAGATACTTCTATTCCTGTCATTTCATCGAATACAGCTTCTTGTGCAATCGTTGTTGCTTGTTCTACGATTTCTACTTCTGGGTCTTGCATAATCATTGCAAGTTCGTCATCGTTTAGACCATAATACTTTTCTTTTGTAACATCAGTCTTATCTTCCCAGTATGCTTTAACAACGCCTACCTTTTGTAGTAAAGCATCTTTGAACCAATCGTGCATGATTTCAAAGCCGTTATTGTCTTTATAGAAGATATGGTTTACATAGTTTGTCGCTTGTTCAGCAGTTTGTTCATCGCCTTGATTCATTGGTTCAAATACAACAGCATCATTAGATGATGTAAATACACGCATCAGTTGTGGTAATGCACCATCAACTACTTCAGCCACTTCTCTTGTGACAATTTGCGACTTACCTTCTACTTCGTTGCCATATGGCTCACCAAGATAGTATTCGAGTGCCGTCTGTCTTTCATCTGTGGTTTCAGTCTCTAGATAACCGATAGCATCATCGATTTCTGATTCTAGAATACTCTTTAATTTATTGTCATCTGCCATTTAAACTACCCATGAATTGTTTACTTGTAAAGGTTTACCCCAATCACTAGAACGCTCATCTAAACCAACTGCAAGGTATCTGAAAGCATCACTAGCGTGAGAACACCAATCGTGTACTGGCTTATCAAAGAACACATCACGCTTATCGTCATACTCTCTACGATAGTTTTGTAACGCATCTAAGCCTTGTTTTGTTTTTACATCAAACCAGCATCTAGGTAACATTCTTCTTACTGCCTGAATACCATCATCGACTGCTAGTTTAGCTACTACTGTTACTGCTAAACCTGCTTCTTCTATCATTTCTTTACGAGACTTGCCTGTACCTAATTCTCTTACTTGTACATCATGTGGTAGAAGATGTTCGGCAGAAGCATAACCGTTATTTCTAATCCAGTTAATGTAATAATCTAAACCGACTCCATGATTCTCCATGAAATCTATTAATCTAATCTCTTGACCGACAACCTGACATACCCAGATAGCCGTTGAATCACCCATACCTAAGTCCCAAGCTGTAAATGTTTGTGCAATACCGTCATGCACAATGTCAGTCACTTGACCTTTTATGTATAAGTCATTAATGATGCTACCGAAGTAAGCACCTTCAACCGGTGCAGCAAATGAACATTCAAACTCTTGCAAGAATTTAGATTCACCCATTGCCTTATATGCAGCATCAAGTTCTTCTTGGTCTAATATCTTTGTCTCACTAGACTTAAACTCTAGCAAGTTCCAACCATCTTCCTTGTTATAAGCTTTATCTCTTAATGTTTTAAAGTGGTTAGCACCTTTAGGTGTACCAATAAACAATGCCCAACCTTTTCGGTCAGCCAGAGCTGGTCGGATAACTTCTGTAAATAGATTAGGATTAACATCACCAATCTCGTCAATGACTACGCCATCGAGATAGATTCCACGAAGAGAATCAACATTATCAGCACCGTATAAAGAAATACGAATACCCATAAAATCAACTCTAAGTTCTGCAATATTCGCTTTAGCATCTAATGGTCTCGTGTATTCTAATAAATAATCCCAAGCAACTCGTTTAGCTTGGTTATATGTTGGAGCAATGTATGCAAATCTAGGATTAGGTTTATCACACATACAAGCACTATGTATTAACTGATTGATAGCACTCACCGTTTTACCCATCCTACGATGAGCAACGACTACATTGAACCGGTTGTTTTTAACAGCTTTATGAATTTGTTTTTGTGGTTCTCTCGGATAATAATCGATGAACACATCTCTTTCTTCTATCATTTTTCAGAGTATGAATGAAGTAAGTTATTGATTTTAGGTTGTTCAAAGCTTGGCAAATGCTTAAATATAAACAATATTGCATCAACATTGCCTCTATGAGCATCTCTATAAAACTGATATACAATGTTATGTACTAATCTTGTATCTATAGTATCAACTGTATCTAAGAATTTATATGGATTCTTATAATTAATCTTAAAGAACTGTCTGCCTCTGTTACCGTTATCTATTTTATTGTATAGATTCTCTATACCTATTTGCTGTATTAAAAATGATTCTAACTCTAATGCTTGTTCCTCAAATAAGTTATCATCAATAATCTTTACAGTATATTCTTCACCGTAGTTTCTTTTAGTGTATGCTCTATCACCAGTCCCTTTACCAATGTAAATAGGCTTGTTGTGTTTATTGTAATGAGCGTAAGTATAAAATAACATTAGTCTTCTATACCAGTATGTACTTTAATGATAACTGGGCTTTCTGAATCACCTTTAAGCTCTTGTACTGCTTTACCGTCTAGTCTGTCACCTAGCTCTTTAATAGCTGTCATGTCACCTTCAGCCGCTTTAGCATATAAGGCATAAGCTATTTCATGTAACCGTTTGTAATCTTCTTGCACAGCTAGTTTGCGAATAATATTACCCCATAGCCTGTTTTGCTTGCTAGAGTGGTTGTTTCCTTTATTAGCTTCTGCTGCTTTCTTTTGAGCTTCTTCTAATGCTTTCTTTTGTGCTTCTGTTCTTTCTGCCATTTTGTAACTCCTAATAGGGTCATTACGATTGTTAAAATTCTTTAAATATACTAAACAATAATCTTTTTTGCTCTGGTGATAACTGTTCATAACTCATACCATATCCAGTATTACCTGATTGATATGTAGCATCTATACCTGTTGGTCTTAATGACTCTTGATAATATGGACTATTAAATCCTTGTCCAGATAAACCTACATTAATATTGTTTTGCACATCCACTGGTATATTTGCTGATATTCTTCCACCGTATGCTTGAAATGGGTCTTGGTCGAGTGGAATATCATTGTATTGCAATACTTGTTTAGGTTGATTCATTTGATTAACCATATCTTGATACTGCATAGCTTGAGTATAATTACTATTTAATGACCCACCAACATCACCTTGCGGAGTTGCAAAGTATCCAGACACACCGATATTAGCGTTTTGCTCTGGTGTGCTTTGTAATCCCATTAATATTTCTTCAAGAGTTGCCATTTTTTAGTTGTTCCATTCTTTCTAATCTAGCTTCACGAGTTAGATAGAGCCATTGTTCTAAGTCATCGTATGTTCTATGACAAGAGATACAACGATTGTTTTTCATTCGACAAGTCCCTGTACAAGGGCTGTCATCTACCATTTAACCTTATCAGCCCAATATGCTGCTGACATCTTACCTTTAGATATGTTTTTAGAGTGTCTTGCTTTAAATGATTTTTGTCTTGCTTTATCTTTTTCTGTTTTAGGTTTAGCACCTGCTCCACTTACACCTTGTTGACCAAAGCGTATTGTTTTAACTTGGTCACCGGATTTAGCGACTACGACATGAGACTTTGTTGGGTGACTTGGAGTTCTCTTTGGCTTGTTGTAACCGCTTACTCCAGCTCTCTGCAATCTTGAATCTTTCTTCGTCATACACAATCACTTAGATTTTTTAGTAGTTCGCTTAGGCTTTTTTGCTGTTTTGGCTGCGGCTTTGAAGTCTGCTGCAGTAGGGCGAGTTTTGCTATTTTTTGATGACATTCTTTCTCCGCTTCCTGCTGCAATTCTTTTTCTTTTTGCGTGGATGTTTGCATAGAGTCCCCTTTTAGCCATCTTATTTTCCCTTAGGTTTCTTGTGTGATAATACTTTGCTTGTTGCTGTATGTGTTGCACCTGACATTAATTTGCCATTATGTTTGTGTGTTTTACCTGTATAAAGTTTACCGCTTGGTAAGTAGTGAGGTACGCCTTTAGCCATTACTTCTTCTTCATTGGTTTTTTAGTTTTCTTCATAGGTTTTTTGCCGTACATATTATTTCCTTTTCTTTTTAGATTTACCTGCTTTACTTAACGCTATAGCTATAGCTTGCTTCTGTGGTCTACCTGATTTCATCTCTGTTCTAATGTTGGCAGAGATAACCTTTTTAGATTTACCTTTTTTTAGTGGCATGATGATTCCTGAAAAGAGAAAAAGCCTAGCGAAAACTGAGGGAGAGACTAGGCTTTTCTTGGGAGTGTTTCTTTTCGCTGGGCGTAGTTATCCCAACAGTTCGATTGTATACGAAAACGCTTTATATGTCAAGCATTAATTCTTCTTCCAACAATAGTGAATAGGTTATCCATAGCTATGCTTAATTTTACTTCATAGTACATAGGTTTTTTAGTATTTAAGTATCTAGCATATACAGCCTTTTGCTCCTCTTGGTCTAAAGAATGTATAACCGCATCTAAAGTTCTTACATTGTCCATCTCTGACTCTTCATACATAGCATCAAACGCATCATAACTAGATTCACCGCCAGATGACATACCTAGAGATTTATTAGGATAGCCTAACTTATGATTATCTGATTTCATATAAAGCTTCCACTTATCTAACAACTCTAATAATCTACTTAGTTCCATAATTACTCCGTATATACTGAATCGTAATAACTGCCTGAATATGCAATCATAGTATTTTTACTGCCTGATGATTTACTTGTTCCTTGTTCTGCTTTTCTTACCTGCTTACCTTTAACTACAAATTGCTTTTCTACTTCAGCAGGACTTGGATATAGCAACTGCGCCAATAAACAATCATTCTGCGTTTTAAATAAATAATAACCGCCTCGTCTTAACTTTGTGTTAATGACCATATTATTTTCACGCATAACTTTCATAATGTTAAGCATTGGCTTTTCATTAATCTTTAGTTCTTTTGCAATTTCTTTTAAAGTCATGTTTTTGTCATCAAGTAAATCTAATATCATGTCTATAACTTCTTGGCGTTGATATTTTTTACCATCTACTTCATATTCATAATCTTTAAAATCATATCTACTTTTTACGATAAGTCTTCTATTTTCACTTCCCATTTTCTACCCTCCTTATAAAAACCCCATAATTCAATGCGTATTCCAGCCTCACGCACTTTCCCTACATTTTCATGTTCTGTAATCTTTTTGCGCCTAGATGACATATTGCTTTTAGATGTTACCTGCACAGCTAATACCTCATCTCTTCTAATAGCAAGAAAGTCTATGAATCCCCATAGGTCGTTCTTCTTACGACTGAATGTATTATACTTCTCTACATTCTCTACAAGATAACCTAAATCAGTCAGTCTTTTTCTTGTCGGTATGTTTAGATTTGCCGGCATCTTTCTTTCCAAATATTTTGTCCCAGTTTTCCTCAAATTGTTTCTGATTAGGTATAGGACGAGGTGATGACCCTTTACCCATAATAACTCCAATCTTTTTTACTATCGTTTTCTTTCCAATATTTATACATAGATTGAACAGAAGATATTTCATTTTCAACTTTTTTTATTTCTCTTTTGTTTAAATTTTTTATATTTTTATAAAAATCACCAACATTTAAAATTCCTTTATCTTTATAAATATGTGATTGAAAAATATGTCTGTAAAATAATGAGTCTAATGGCAAACTATCATTGATAATACCGTCTGTTTTTAATAAATGTTTCCTTAATTCTATTCTTTTTTTATACCAGCATATATCTTCAATGGAGTTGATTATAGATTGTTTGGTTGTATTAAATTTATTAGCAATATTTTCTATTTTTTCACTAGATTCATACAATTTTAAAATTTGCATTTTTTTGTATTGCACCCAATACTTACCTCTCTTATTTCTAATACCATCTTCTTTGATAATAATATGTTCTAATTCATGAATTTTAGATGTTAATGATTTACTTTTACGATGATAATTTTCTTTCAATATTTCTCTTTCATTTTTGTAATTATTCAATAAAGTTTTATATTCATTTAATTTATTGTCTTCAATAGTTTTAAATTCACTCATAATTTATCTCCCTCTTTACAAATTCCTTTGGTAAATTAATATAATCTTCATGTAGACATATAATGTATGGTGCATCTGGATAATACTCAGCTACATAAGCATTTGCGTGTGCACAGTCTACAAAGTTTCCTTGATACTGCGGTGATTCCATTGTTAAATATACAACTAATACATATTCAAACATTACAACCTCTCTTTGAGCCACTCCAACAGCTCTAGTTCAGTTCCGTACTTTTCTTCCCATACTTTCTTTCCACTATGGAATCCAGTGCCATACCCACCTTGATGATGAGCATGACATAAGGGTAAGCAATTATCAGTACTATTGCGTTGACCCATTCCCATACCAGTTCTGATATGGTGTATACAGGGCATCGTAGTAACATCGTAATGTTTTTTACAAACCACACATCCAAATTGAACCAGTTTATCTAAATATTCTTTTTCAGATTTCTTCATAATTAGGTAGTTTACATCCATACTGATAAGCAAAGAACTTAACCTGTTCGATATAATCGTTAAACTCTTTTGTATTCAATGTTGATGTTCTTTGTATAACTATGATAGTTTCTTCTGCTATCTTTTTTTCTTCTCTAAGGTATCGGTAAGTTAATAACTCATGCAGCTCTTCTGGGTCATAGCCAAGATGGTCTCCAAGTATTCTATAGATGTGCCATAAGTATTTGTTCTGGTCTACAGACCTACTATGTTTACCTTCTTTAACTTCAACTCGCCACATTTTAGAATAGTCCAGTTCTTTTAACTTTTGGATGAAACTACTTAGATTGTGCTTTGTTAGACTGAACCTCATAGTCTTCCCATCCTTTCGATTTAAATACTATACCATCTTTTGATGTAGCTTTGTAAACTGCATCTGGAAATTCTTTTCTAATTAATTTAATAAACTCGTTTACAGTCATGTTACACCTCCATGTTTTTAAATATATGTTTAATGACTTCTACTGTCCATCCATTACCTAACATCTTATATCTTTGTGTATTAGACACGCCTTCTGTATAGCCAACTGGCACAGTTTGCAATCGTTCACATTCTTCTGGGGATAGTTTATCTTTTACATCCATACTATGTAGTGGAACATTATTACCACCTGTTCCCATTGCTGCAACTAATGTTGGACATACACCGCTTTTATTTTCTCTAAAATATGACCTTCTCCATTGATAATATTTTTTATTCCAGCTTGGTCGCTCTGGAGGTGATTCTATTTTTATATTAGACCAATATAATCTATATCTATTTTGCTCTACAAATCTGTCAGAGTTTATGCCCATAGGCTCTACCCACCCCAAGTGCTCAGTAATAACATCTTGAAACTCTCGTTTCATTCTTACATTTTCTAGCAAAAAGTATTTAGGTTTGGTTTCTTTTAACAACCGAACAAACTCAAAGAACAATGCAGAGCGTGGGTCATTAAAATTTAATTGTTTACCAGCAAAGCTAAATCCTTGACATGGACTACCACCAATCAATAAATCTATCTGTGGTAAATCTTCACTTTTAATTTTAGTAACATCACCTAAATGTATTGTATTAGGATAATTCTTTTTAGCTATTTCGATAGCATATTTATCTATTTCTGCAGCATAATAATTATCTACTTTAATGCCTAATTGGTCTAATGCAATTTGACCACATGACATTCCATCAAATAAACTTAACACATTCATAAAGGTCTCTCCTTGTAAGTTAAACTTTTCTCATCAAACCACAAACTAAATGTTCCCTCAAAAGTATAATTACGCTGCTTCTGTACTGTCAGGTATGCAGTCGGTTCGTTGACTCTATCTTCTGGACAATTACCGGCAAACTTTAAATCTTCAACCTCACGATTACGGAAGCATAATAAAATATTATCACTTAAATTTCTAATATGGCTACTACCTAAAATGTTTGTAGCATCTGGCTTTTGATATTCGTCAGCCATTTTACGAGTATGGCAAACTAAAAATACATGAATGTTTAAGTCACGACAGTATGCAGCTAATCTATCAATAAAGTTCTTTTGTGCATCATAGTTGTCTTCAGATATATCGCCCATCTTCATCAATGAGTCAATCACGAATACATCTATACCTAAAATCTCTTTACCGTATTGTAATACTGCAAACATATCTTTTGAATCAGTAACGCCTTGCTGGTCGTAGATATATAACTTTTCTAGGTAATCATTACAAAACTCTTTTAAGAATTTCTCTGTTGGATGTGGGTCACCTAGTTTTTGCTGAACCATTCTAGATAATGTTAGTACAGGTTTCATCTCCATGCTAGCTATAAGGACTTTAGTGTAGTGCATTAAGTACAAACATATCTGTGATAGCATCATAGACTTACCATGACCGGATACACCAGTAAAAGCTGTTAGCTCACCCTTCCTTACTGCAAAGTTATTATCAGCTTTTGCAAAAGGTAATGAATATCCTGCATTGCGTTCTTCCTTGTAGTACTTAACCAACTGTTCGTAATAACCGTCTGTAGATTTAATCTTATAATCTGCTTGGGTTATCTTGCCTGTTTCTGAATCAACCTGTTCTTTGGTAATCACCAGTCTATCCATCAACTGTCCTACGGTCATCTCACTCATAACACTCTCCCTTTAATTCTAGGTTGGGTTGCTCCGCCATCTTCCCACCGTCTTTGATTAATCATAACTTCTGGACTAGGATTATAACCCTCTTTCCAATCTTTACAATTATTCATAGACTTTACCCATGAAATAATTTTGTCAGCCTCAGCATCAAGATTATTTTTCTTCCATTTTTCTAAACAACCTTTTTTATTAACTCTGCGTTTATCTAACAAACTATTCCAGAATTCTTCAAACCGATTACTTGTATATTCTTCTCTATTCTCCTCTTCTCTT